AAGGTGCCTGGTCTTTTGTGTGACAAGGCGGAGGATCCGTCGTGGGTCGTGGACAACAAGATTCCGTTGGACTATGTCTACTATTTCGAACATCAATTGGTCAAGCCGGTGTGTGACTTGCTCGAGCCGTTGGTGGGTGCGAACCCGTTCAAGACAATCTTCAAGTCGGTGGACTTTTTGACGGTACCACCAATCTCGAGTTTTTTCGCACCTAAACCGAAGGCGTCATAGAAAACCATGGAACAACAGATTGCTCAGTTGATTGAGTCGGAGGTGGAGCGTCGCGTCGTTGAACGCATGTCAGCAGCTCTTGAAAAGATTAGTCGTACGTTTGATATTTCTTTGCAACAGCTTCTCCGAACGGCGAGTGAAAACACGACGAGCGCCTGGAACGGAAACGTCTGTCACGGACTGAGCAGATCGTCGAAGCAAAAGTGTAAACGCGGTGTCAAGGATGGGTCTGGGTACTGTAGTTGTCACAAGGATCAGAAGCCGGTCCAACGTGTCATCGTACCGTCGAGATCACAGTTGATGCTCATGGCGCCGAGTCCTGTACATACACACTCACTGCCTCCGATGTTTCTCGCAGGATGTCCGGCGTGTGAACGTGGAAAAAACTCTCGAATAGATATATAGTATTATGGCTGGTGGAGTCTTCCCAGGCAAACCGTTCGAGTTTAACGTCAAGTGTATCATTTTTTCGCTCATTCTTTCACTTGGATACTGGTTCGCACCGCACAGAAATCTATGGGTCCTCGCGTTCCTGCTTTGGTTCCCGTATCTCGCTATGGCGTGGTACGACTGGAGTTACAAATGCGAAAGCAAGCTGCAACCGACGGCTGTTCCGTTCGGGCGGTACATCTGGCTGCCGTTCAAGCCAGATGGCTACAAACAGGCGTTCAATGACCTGCCGCCAGAGAAGATTGCCATCATGGACCGAGTGGACCACCTCACAGGGTGGACTCTGGTTGCGGCTTTGGCAACATGGTACCTTCTCAAAAGACGGGTCTGAAAGACCCGTTTTGAACGGACAAAGGACACCAGGTATGGAAGAAACGCTTAAAAATAAGAGAGGTTAACCCGTTATGGCGACGCGAAGCGACCTCCTTCTCGAGGCGCTTCGACGATTCTTTGAAGTCCCGGATCACACACAACAACTCAAGGATATCCTTGAACACCGACGCGGAGTGTCTCTCAGGAACCTCGAATGGTTCGTGACAAACTATTCTCGTCAGACGAATGTGACGTACAAGACACCGACTGGGCGTCAGTTTACTGTCCACGTGGCGTACAAGTCGTCACTTGACGGCTACTCGAAAAAGTTTTTTGACCCGTTTTGTCGTACAGAGCGGATCGAGTTTCAGGGATTTACGACGACGGTTGCACAGCTGAATTTCATTCGCTGGTGTATCGTCAACGGTATCGTTGACTACATTACCGAGAAAGGAGTGTTGCATATCCGCCGGAAATTTGAAGAGGGACATAGCCATAGTAGTACAGATACATCGTGTAAGACTTTTCAATCTGAGGCGAAAGAATTGGGTCAAAAATCAGATCCAGATGCGTCGTCTGTGAATTGAGCGTACTGAAATCGATGTACCCCTCTTGATTGTACTCTTTGGGGTTGTCTCCGAAGCAGTACATGTAGATGCTCTTTGTCGGCACCGACAGTCCGTGGTCAAGAGCCTGTTTGTAACTGTAGTAAAGAGCGCCCGGGAAGTTGGAAAGCACGTTTTCGTTGTTGAGATACAACGTCCCCGATTGAATAATGTCCAAAAAATTGATTGTGACGCCGTTAAAGAACGTTACAGGTACAGCAGCTAGGATGTAATCCGTGCTGTACCCGTATTGATACCTCGATTTATAGTACTCTGCATTCTGCTCATCCTCGTAATTCTGATTACGTACGAACCATGTAATCATAGACACTGGAAAGTTGGCGGTCAAGTTCATAATCGCTTTACCACCCGAGTACGGCTGACCAGCCTCGGACCACACACGGTTCACCTTATAGTTCAATTCTCGACTCTGGTAGTACATACGTTCGCGTGGACTCAGCGTAATCTCCTCGAGGAGAACTTTCGGATTTATAATGTCGATTGGATTTCCATTTGCATCTGCTGGTGCGTTTGTGATCCACGTCGAATCATGGAACGTGAATCGAATCGTGACAGTCTGTTTCAGGATGGCGCACAACGGGAAGAATGGCTTTTCAAGCTTTTCACGTCCAATCTTACTATCGCTGTGACGCCGACAAAAGAAAAAGTCCAACGGAATCATCATCTTCACAACATCCGTCGCTGGAACGACGTTCGATTCACTCTGACCCAGACTCGTCGCTTGGTACATTGCCAGTTTCTCATCCGCGTCGAGAAACAGCTGGTCCCGAAGAATGTACCAATCGTCCGTCAGGGTTTCGATGGGTTGACCGTCGATGAGGAATTCAGCCTTCTTTATGATGGCGCGTCCAACAAGAGGCGTGTAGTCGTACCCACCCGGCAGGGCGGGAAGAGACACCGACAGGTACATGTTCGACAAGAGATCGCCAGACTCACGCGGGTGAATGTCAACCGAAAAGGTTCGCGACGATTTAAGAAACTTTTCATTTCCAGTTTTGAGTGGCAAGAGGAAACGTTGGGTTATTGCGAACGGTGTATGCTGAATGATCTTCGGCATCCAGAGCGATTCACCACCGTACATGTACTTTTCTTGTGGACCGATGGCTGCGAGTGCAGTGAGCGCACCCGTGCCGAAACCTCGCCCATCCATTTCGATGAGTGCCTCGCGCGGCGCTGGGACGTCTGTGTACACGTTCGAGTTGAGGTCACGTAGATGTGCCGTCTGACCCTTTATCGCACTCGCGTCAAAGATTTTCGGGTCGTACATCGAATAATACTTGCTTTCAATTGTCGCACTCGGACGCATAAAGGTCAACAGGACGTTAGAACTCGGCAAAGGCATCACCTGCGCCTGATCCGTCGTGACGTCGAGTCTGTACAGGTACTCTTGAGGTTTTGTAATTGTGTCCGCCAGAACGTTGGCCGTTCCAGACTCTGCGAACAGTTCAGTCACCGTGATGTTTCCAGCAACGTCGACGCGGAGCATCGATGGGTCACTGAATCCGGTCACTTTCCACCCTGCATCTGGTCTCGGACCCGTGAATGCATCGACGACATAGACACTGAATGTATTTCCAGACACGAGCGGACCACGGAATCCGTGTGCCGTCGTCTTTGTCTGTATCAACCTTTCAAACATGAACGTCAATTGAAGGAGGGAACTCGGTGCGACTGGAACAGTACCCTCCCCTAGAATTGTCGCCGTCACCAAAGCCACGTACGGAAACGAAATCGACGGTGGACCCGGATTGATGATGACATCACCGTAGACGTTAGATGTGTACGTCTGAACGACGACTCGTCGCTGGATCCCTGACAGGCCCGTGATTGTCATTCCTGGTACGATGGGTGCATTCTGTGTCAGGTACACAGACAGAACATTTGCAGTTAAAGACGGCCCGTAAAACCCAGAGACTGTGAGACTCGTCGGATCAGGAGCGGGTGGCGGGGTCACCGTCACAGTCGGTGGCGGTGGAGGAGGCCGGCTTACCATCAACATCTGGCGGTACAATGCAAGAATCTGGTCTTGTGTGGGATCGCCCGGGAGTCTGTATCGAATGTACTCTGGTGGAATTTGTAGAATCTGGTTCGTCAACCGAGCTCTTTCATCGGGTGATGCATCCAGTGGTACGAGTTCACGAATCAACTCGTCCGTGTTCATCTACAAGGACTCAAGATCTTGTTTCCACAGGTTCGACACGGTCATCGCCTCGAGCGCTGAAAGTTCAGCCTGAAGGTTCTTCACCAGCGTCAACGCCTTGGTGATTTCCTCCGCCGTGTACTGGTACGTCCGGACTGAGACGAGTAACTCGTGTGGAAATCCGAGACGCGTCATGTCTGCTTCAATGTCTGCTCGAGTCCGTCGGAAAATCTCGAGATGACCATGCGCCACCTCGGTGATGAAACGCGCCCTGAGCGTGTTCTCATTCACCTGGCGTTTGAGCTCCTTGACCAGGTACGCCTTCCTAGCCTTGTACAGTGCCATACGCATCTCGAGGTAGTCGACCAAAATCTCCTCTGGGCTCGCATACTTTTTCACGGCACCGTTTTGCCCGATGAGGTACATGTTGCTCGTATGAATCGTCTTGACCAAACCGAGCTGCTTGTGGTCGTTGATCTCCGTCCAGACGAAAAAGTCCGCCTTGTTCTCCGTCGAATGGTTCTCGTACTTGACCTCGAGTCCATCCAGAAACTCCTTGTAGTCCTGGATCCACTTGCCTGGAGGAAGCTCAGTCACGTGAATGCGTGACCCTTGACGCTCAAACGTCCCCGTCAGAGTCCACGTGTGGTCGCCCGTCTTTTCAGTTGTGCCTGTGAATCCTCGAAAGTGTGGCTTCATCGCCTCCATAGCCTCACCACGAAGCACGTGCTGAATGTTCTTCGTCACCACCTTGGGGTCATACGGCGGAACGTACGATGAAAACCCAGTCCCGATACCCTCGGCACCGTTGATGAGTACCATCGGCACGATGGGCAAATAGTACGTCGGCTCGACGTTCTGACCATCCTCTGAAACATACTTGAGTACCGGGTCATCACGCTGGTCGAAGATCCGACGCGTCTTTTCAGCCAGTCGCGTGAAGATGTAACGAGGACTGGCTGCATCCTTGCCACCCATCAGACGAGTTCCAAACTGACCGCTCGGCTCGAGCAGGTTGACGTTGTTCGATCCGACGAACGTCTGTGCCAACCCGATGATCG